GCCGCACGCCGTGGTGACTCACTGACATGAGTGAAGTCGTCGCGTATCGGGCAGAAAGCGGCGCGACGCGAGACGTGGTTGATGTAGGCCTGGGCGTTCTGCTGAAGGTTGACATCAACGCGTTCGTCGAGCTGAAAGAAAAGTACCTTCCATATGGCCTCAAGCTGGCGATCCGGGACAACCACCACACGTTCTGGAACGACGAAGGCTTGAAGATGTGGGAGGAAATGAAGGAAATCATCAACTCCCGCCTGGACCCTGGCCTTTGGTTCGGGCAGTGGATCGAAGACCCTGCGGTCGTCGGCATATTCAAGAGCGAATGATGGACGAACACAAAACCACCACAGCACCACTGGCCCCGAGGCGTCTCGACCCTGACAAGGCCGTCGAAGCCCTCATGCTCGCAGGCACGAGCCTGCTGACCAACAAGGAAGTCTTCGCGATCGAGGACGCCCACGACAAGAACCCATCTTCCATCACGCGTGACAAGTGGAACCAGGCGGCGAAGAACCTGCTCGACTCCGGTCGGCTGAACAAGGTGCAGACCAACCGGCTGAAGGGTCTGCGCGAGCGCATGCGCCGCACGAAGGTGAAGTCATGACCGCCGCGCAGCAACAGCCGGCCAGCCCGTTCCCTCAGCCGATTCGCAAGAAGTACGAGAAGCGGCGCTATGGCTGGCTGCGCCGCGACGTGTTCGAGAAGCTGGAAATCCTCGAAGGCCACAGTCTCGAGCGTGACCCACGGGACGATGGCTACCTGAACGCGACGGTCCACGGCTTCTGGATCGTCTGGAAAGCAGCACACGGGAGAACTGCATGAACATTGTAGATACGGTCTTCACCACGGACCAGCTCGGCGCACCGCCGAACTGGGACGAAGCGAGAGACGGGAAGTGCTTGACGTTGCCGACCGTGCGAGTCGAAGAGCGCAACTCCTACGCCTCGTTCTGGTTGCCGTCGAAGGAGGATCTGGAAAAGCTGAACGCCGGCCAGCCGATCTGTCTGGAGATCATCGGCAGGTCGCACCCGGTTGTATCTGTTCATGTCGAGCATGAGGTAAAAACCGAGCACATCACCGCAGTTCTGTAACACCAGCATGGCCCGCGTCCACCACCGCTGGCCATGTTGTTCTCAACTTTCATCTACTGGATCGAAACATGAAACCTGGCTACACACCCGTGACTTCGTCACAAATCTCCGCGTTCGCCTACGACCCGACCAAGCAGAAGCTGAACATCGTCTTCGTCAAGAACGGCGACGAGTACCAGTACAGCAACGTCGATCAGGAAACGGTCAATCAGCTGACCACCGCCGACTCGTTCGGCAGCACCTTCAGCCGTCTGATCAAGAAGAACCCCCAGACGTTCCCCTTCCAGAAAGTCTGAGCTTCCCATGTGCAAAGAGGAACGCGATCAACAGATCGCGGATCTCTACGCGTCTGGCGTTCCTGCCTCACAACTTGCTCGCGACTTCTCCCTATCGGTTCCTTCGATCAGGTCGATTGTTCGCGCGAAAGGTGTGACGGCAGGAAGCCGCAAGAAGCAAGAGACCCCCGATCAGCCGAAGCAACCGCGCAAGTCCCTCTCGCGCGTGCATGACAAGCTCGGCGAAATTCTGGCCACCTACCGCGCGCTTGAACTCAAGCAGACGCGCCGCGAAGCAGCTGAACGTCTGGGCTGGACCTCGCACAAGGTGATTGCTGTTGAACACGGACGGCATGACGTGACGCTCACCGATCTTATGGATCTCGCCGCGTACATGAAGAAGCCGATCCACGAACTGCTGGGCAAGCTATGAGCACCGAAGTACAGAACGACAAAATTGAAGTGTCGATGTATGGCCTGCATTGGACACCTGAAGGCATTGCCTATCTGCACCAGGCCCGCGGCTCGCAGAACTTCCTGTCGATGCGCGCGCCGTCGCCTTTCCTCGTCGTCCCGTCGAAGCGGGCGATGTGCAATCACCTGTTCCCGACCGGCGCTCCGGTGCCGGATGTCATCCACTGGAAGCAGTTTCAGGCGCTCGCCCGTGACCCGCTCGTGCAGGCCATGCTGCCGATCCCGAAGCAGGACCACGAGGCCGGCGTGTACGTCATGGAAGACACGAACGACGAGCTGAACCTGACGCTGCTGACACTGTCGCGCATGAGCAGCCCGCTCACGCCGATCGTGCGCCGCATCTGGTACTTCAGCCAGTCCGATCTCTCCAACGAGCTGGACCGCACCAACGTGCAGCCGCTGGTCCTCACGGGCGCCACACCGAAGCACCAGAAGCTGCTGGACACGGTGATCGAGCAGAGCCGCTACAGCGCCCGCCGCGTGATCGTGACGGGTACGGCTGACCTCATTGTCAGCAAGCCCGCCACGCGCCTGAAAACGGCCCTGCTGGCGGGCGAGGAAGGGCACATCGTCGCGCTGCCGCTGGAAGCGCTCGGTATGACCGTTCTGAAGCGGCACGCGCGGCGAGAAGATCCGCTGTCGGATCTGCCGATCGCACGGGGGAGGGCCGCATGAGCGCTCCAACGATGGAAGACCTGTATGGCGAGATGAAGGACGCCCTGAAGTATCTGGGTGTCCGCTTCGGCGACATGCACACCGTCAAGGCCAGGATCGAAGACAACAAGCTGGTGCTTTCCCACTGGGGCAAGACGATCAGCATCGACATCAACGAAAGAGCCACAGCATGAGCACGACATTCAACCGCGAAAACATGGGCAAGGTCTGGACGCGGGAGGAGCGGCAGCAGCTGCTCGAACTATTCGACTCCGGCATGCCGATCGACCAGCTCGCTAACGCACACGGTCGCACCGCCGGCGCTGTGCTGGCCAAGCTGCTGGAACATCGCCGTCTCGTCGAAGGGCGCGACGGCTTTTACTACAAGGTCAGCCCCGATCCGTGGGTTCACTACAGGGAAGTCAAGGAAGCAGAGAAAGGAGCCACGGCATGAGCAAGCTGAAACCCGGAGACATCCTCAGTCTCTGCTACTACACCGAGAACAAACGGCCGGAGAGTTTCGTGGACTTCGAGAAAATCCTGCCGGATCTCGAACGCGAGCATCCCGAGTGGGTCAAGGCCTACCGCAAGCTGCGCAAGGCCGAGCTGCGTCTCGCACTGGCAACCAAGGCGCTGCACGCCAGCGTGGAGAACGACTTTGACTGAAGACACCGCACTCGTCGTCCGCTCGTTCATCGAGACGCGCACAAAGCTCGACACCACCTGGCGCTGGCGTGATCGCCACGGCGAGCGACACGACCCGGCCACGATGGAGACCCGGCATCTCTTCAATACGCTGAAGATGATCTGGAACAACATGGTCCCTGCTGAGTACCGCGTCGGCTACAACGTGCGCCTGTACAACTTCGGCCCGAGCTACACGAGACAGTACATGGTGGCCGCTGTCTACCACACAGGCCACCAGCTGGCGAAGCGCACGCTGACGGCCGAGCAATTGCAGATCCTGCGCAAGATGCAGGCTTACTTCAATGGATTGGGGTTGCTGAAATGAGCAAGAAGAGCATTTACATGACCGACGAGCGCTACCTCGCCGCGCTCCAGCGCCGCAGACAGCAGATCGCCGAAGGGCGCGAGCTGGAAGCCTGGGACGACGACTCCCCCGGCGCGAAGACCACCGAATGCACCTGGGGTCTATGCAGTGAATCGCTGCCTGACGACTGGGAGAAGCCGATCGACATGATGTGGCCGCGCGACAAGTACCGCAGCACGCCGAAGTATCGCGAGAAGCACCAGATGTGTCCGCTCGATCGGCGCACGCAGGAAGAAGTCACCATGAATGGTTGCTTCTATACGTGCCGAATCTTCAAGCGTGAACGCGGCCAGCAGCCGACGACGCAGGCGTTCGTGTTGAGCCTCTATGACAAGCGAATCGAGGAAGCCGAACAACGGATCAAGGGTCAAGCATGAGCAAACCACAAAACGTCGTCGAGCTGGAGCTGCTGCTTCAGATCTATTACCTACCCGATGTCACTGCGGATCAATCGAAGTCCCGTGAGGACGCCGCACTCAGGCTGCGTCAAGCGGGCCTGGTCGAGTGGAACAGCCACCGTGCTCAGTTTCACATCACCGAGATGGGCACCTTCTACGTCAAGCATCTGCTCGGGATTCCGTACCCGGTGGCCGTAACCCGATTTGCCATCCCGGAGGCCGCGTGACTGAAAAGAAAGCACTACGCGAACACCAGATCGCCGATCTCGCGTTCTACATCGCGACGCCGCGTTGCCTGAACCTGAGCGACCCCGCGTGCCAGAAGACGGGCAGTGCGGTCGTCTACATGGACTACCTCTGGCACAACCTCGGCGTGAAGACAGCGTTTGTCATGCCGATGTCGTTGCTTCGCAAGAACCGCGATGAGATCCTGGAGTTCACGCGCTTCAACAGCAAGGATATCCAGGTCGTCGATGGCGATCGTAAGCGGCGCGAGAAGCAGATGCAGAACCGGGAAGCCAAAGTCTTCATCATGGGCTTCCAGCAATGGTCGGATAACTGGCAGGCGATGAAGAGCTATCAGCCCGAGCTGAACGCTGTCGTCGTCGACGAGCTGCATCTGGGCTACGCCGGCTACGAAGCGAAGCGCACGGAGAACTGGCGCCTCTCGATGCGTCAGATCGCCTACTTCCTCGGTATGACGGGGACGATCATCAAAGGCAATCTCGGCAGTGCCTACCCCGTGATCGAGGTCATCCAGCCTCTGTTCTACGGGTCGTTCGGGGGCTTCCTCGCGTATCACCGCTTGCAGGGCGCCAACGGCGAGACGATCAGCTGGACAAACCACGAGAAGCTGTCGGCTGTGCTCGCGCGCATTGCCGTGCGCCACACCTTCACGGAGGTCCACGGCCCCGAGGCCAAGGTGATCGTCACTGAGCTGTGCGACATGTCCCCCAAGCAGCGGATCGCATACGAGGAGATGGAAGACGAAGCGCTCGTCGAGCTGGAAGACGAGTTCCTGGAGGGTGCGACGGCGGCAGTCAATGCCATGCGCTGCCGTCAGATCATGTCGCATCCGGAGACCTTCGGCATCGCCAAGGGCGAGTCAACAGGCAAGGATGAACGCCTGAAGATCCACCTGGCCGACGCCAAGCAGTCTGGCGAGCCGATCGCCATCTTCGCGTGCCTGATCCCGGAGCAGGAACGCATCGCCGAGCAGGCCAAGTCGATGGGTTTGCGCGTCGGCCTGATCAACGGCACGGTGTCGTCGTCGCGTCGTGCAGCGATCGACCAGGCCTTCCGCGCTGGCCTGCTCGACTGCGTGGTTGCGTCCGCTGATACAGCAGGCGTCGGCTTCAACTGGAACCATCTGAAGGTGATGGTCTTCTGTTCTCTGAACTACATGGACGATTCATTCGTGCAGGCTTATCGCCGAGGTATTCGCGGCAAGCGTGACACAGCACTTCTGATCTACGTGCTGGAGTATCGCGACTCGATCGACCAGCGGATCATGCAGATCATCGAGCAGAAGTCGATGGAAGCAAACAAGGTAGACCCGACCAAAGAGATCTTCCGGTTGTCGGAGCAGCGACGACAGGACCAGAAAGAGATGTTCGATAAGAGCAAGGCACACGCTCGAAAGATCTCTATGGCCGACTTCTCCTGAAAAAGAATGTGCGCAGCAGCACACATGCGGATCTATCAGTCGCAAGTAGCATATACATGCGATTGAATAGTTAGAAGGTCGAAGCTATGATCTTCGAACTCGCCGCTGAGTCCACCACCTTAGCAGCGAGGGCAGTACGAAACAGAAACCTGGCTAATGAAACTGGAGCTTTTACATGGATCCGATCCAAGCAGCAATTGAACGCGCTCAGCAAAACGCAGGCGCAATCGCAGCAGCAGCTGCACCGTCCCCCGCAGCCGCAGCTGCTGCTGGTGGCGCTGGAGTCCCCGCTGTTGCAGGCACGACCGCAGTAGGCGCTGTTGCAGCGCCTGGCCAGAAGCTGTCGATGGACCAGCTCATGACCGGCGCGATGAACGTCGACATCTGGGCGAAGGTCAAGGAATACGGTCTCGTGATCGGTACGGCTGGCGACAAGCTGATCACCGAGTTCGAAGCCTACATCGACATGACCGAAGGCATCGGCTTCGCACCGAAGATGTCGATCAAAGCCGGCAACCCGGCGCAGTATTGGTCGACGTATGACGGCGTGCAGTCGGACAAGGGCATCTCGTGGAACGAAGCAGTCACCAAGGCTGCGAACATCGACAACAAGGCGAAGCCGTACCGCTCCGTCGACGTGCCGATGGTTCTGATCAAGGATGTCCTCGCACCAGACGGCACGGTGCTGGCGAAGGCTGGCGCCCGCGTCGGCTACGCGACCTCGACGACCAACTGGCGTGAATGGCAGGACTTCTACCAGAAGGTGATGCAGGAAGGCCTGATCGGCGCGCAAGTGCATGTGAAGGTCACGTCGAAGCGCATGACGAACAAGGCGGGCAACGCCTGGGGCGTGATGTGCTGGGCGTCGCTCGGCGAGTACGCCGAAGTGGAGCAGGAAGAAGGCGCGACGGCTTAACGGCCTAGCGTCATCGGAAGCCGCGAACTCGAAAGAGTCCGCGGCTTTTTCTACGTCCCTGCGAGGTCCACATGGCACTTCATCTTATCGACGGGAACAATCAGTTCCGCGTCAAATTCGAGACGAACGGCACGATCCGTGACGTTCTCTATGAAATGAACATGCTCCCCATGTTCGACACCGTCATCTGGGTCTGGGATGGCCACGGTTCGAAAGACCGCCGCCGCAAGATCTACCCTGGTTACAAGGTCGGCCGAAAGCCAGCCCCAGATGCCTTCTACAAAACGATGGATCTGTTCAAGCAAGTGCTGCGCTTCACACGCGGTATGTCGCTGGAGATCCCAGGCTGGGAAGCAGATGACGTGATCACCCAGCTGGCCAAGCACTACCGGCCGCTCGTTGACCGCATCGACATCCACTCCACTGATGGCGACTTTCTCGCGTCGTGCGACGGCGTACACACTCGCATCGTCGGGCGTGAGAACGCGCACTACGACAACACCGCGTGGACCGAAGTGCGCCTCATGAAGACGCTCGTCGGAGATAACTCGGACAAGATCACGGGCATCCCCGGCTTCGGCCCAACGGCCTGGGAACACTGTGACCGCGAGCGCTGGCTTGCGTACTTCACTGAGGGCTACAAGCCCTGCTGGGATAGCGAAGCTGGCTCCTTCAATCTCGGCAAAAAGACGGGCGCATGGGTCAAGGAGAACGAGGCGGTTCTCAAGGCCATGTGGGAGATCACGGGCTTCTACGAGATGCCCCACGACGATCTCCTGAAGAACCTGGTCGTCGGTCAACGCGACGACCGCGTGCTGAACGAAGTCCTCAAGGACTTCCTGCTGTAAACACCACCACCACGGATCAAAACAATATGAACATCGCACAGCATCAACTGAAGCTCGTCGAGGACGAGATCAGCAAGCTCGAACCTGTCGTCAAGGCGAAGGTGTGGGGGCTGGCCAACCAGCTTCACGATCTGCTCAACGCAAACCCCGAGCATGCCAACCTGGCGATCGCACTGGTCGGCGCGCAAAAAGCTGCGGAGTAAGCATGGAATCCGATCGCAAAGTTCTCGTTGATGCGCGCAACTGGGCCGAGCTGGCCCCGCGCATCATGGAGGAAGTTGCGGCCAAGGGGTTCATCGGGTTCGACATCGAGACGGAAGACTCTGAGAGACACGAGGGTCTGAACCGTCTCATGAAGATCAACGACGAGGGCAAGAAGGGTGGCAACACCAAACTTGTCTTCGACACGAACCGCACGACCGTAACAGGCTTCTCCATCTACCCGGATGAAAACCATCACGGGTACTACATCAACCTCGCGCACGCCGACATCGAGAACCGCGTGTCTTGGGCAGACGCGAAGAAGCTGCTCGAAGCCAAGCAGCCTGACGCGTACTGGGTCATCCATAACGCGAGCTTCGAGTGGACGATGATGGCCAAGGCTCTCGGCTTTGACCTGGGCACGCGCGTCATCTGCACGTTGCAGCTGTGCGTGACGGCGTACTCGCCGGATACGTACTTCATCGACAAGTTTCGCGAGCCAGGTCTCGGCGGCATCGAGCGCCTGCTGCCGGCCGTCTCCCGCGCGTTCGCAGGGTATGAGCCTGGCCAGACCATGAATGCTGACCAGGAAGATCTGCTCTACAAGGTCATCGCGAAGGAGTCGGATGCTGCGCACAGCTACAACGGCTACGTCGCGTCGATCAAGATCGGCTACGACCTGAAGCGCGCGGTCCACAGCTGGTTCGGCTACAAGATGGCGACCTTCGACGAGACGCTGCGGGGTAGGGCGCACATGGGCCAGCTCACAGGTGAGGAGACCTTCGAGTACGGCGTAGATGACGCCTACTGGTGCTTGCAGCTTTTCCACCGCGTGATGCAGTTCATCATGGCGACGAACCCTCCGGTATTCAACACGTACATGGAGCAGGAGATGCCGTTCGTGCGCAGCGCGTCCGACGCGTGGCAACACGGCATCAAGCTGAACGGTACGGCAGTGCTCTCCCGGCGCGACCAGGAGCGCTCGAACGAAGCGCGCTGCCTGCGCACGCTGAAGGCTGCGATCCGCGATCTGCTGCCGTTCCCCGACGAGCCGCACGAGAAGCTGCTCAAGTACGACAAATGGTACTTCGATCCTGTCAAGGGTTCTGAAGGCTGGAAGAAGTACCGCACGCAAATCGCGAAGTGGGCCAACCAGCCCGACAGCGATGACGACTTCGAGCAGTGCATGCAGACGCGCGGCCCGGTGTCGAATGCGTGGGCGATCGAACGCGGCGTGAAGGAGTCGAGCGGCGTGAACCTGGTCCATTACATGCCGATGCGGACAGTCATCTATGACTTGCTGCGCGGCTCGTATATGCAGGCCGATGGCAAGACGCAGAGCGACGGCGACTGCCGCGACGAACTGGAGCGCCGCTGGATCAAGCGCTACAACGACGAGATCCTGAAGGGCTGTATCGACCCCAAGACGGGCGAGGTCAGCGCGGATCTGAAGCTGTCCGCGAAGACGCTGCCGGCATTGCAGGAGCTGATCACGCGGTACGAAGCGGGCATGACCATGTTCCGCTGCTACAAGGAGATGGCTTCTATCTCCCAACGCGTGAAGCTCTACCTGACGCCGTATCTGTGCCTGGTCGATCCGGACACGGGTCGCGTGTATCCGCAAATGAGTTCCATGCTGGCCACTCGCCGCAGCTCGTGTCAGAACCCGAACGGCCAGCAGCTCAGCAAGTTCGGCGAAGCGGTGTATGTCCGAGGCTTCTTCGAGGCCGACGACGACGACGCTGAGGGCGAAGAGCATGTGCTCGTGTCGGCAGACTGGTCCGCTGTCGAGCTGGTGATCATCGGCGACTACTCCAATGACCCGAAGTTCCGCAAGGCCTACGGCCAGCGTCCTCACGAAGATCTGCACAAGGAAGCGGTGACCGGCTTGATGGGTTTGACCGACGAAGAGTACGAGTCGAACCCCAACAAGAAGCAGCTGCGTACGGACATCGGCAAGCCGGCGAACTTCGGCTACTGGTACTCCGGCGCCCTTGGTACGACCGGCGAAGCACTGGGCTGGACCAGTGACTTCATGTGGGAGATGGTCGATAAGTACCGCGCGACGTTCTCGGTGGCTGAAGAGTGGCGTGTCAGCACGATTGAGGAAGCGCGCGAGAAGGGCTACGTCGAGCTGCCCGATCACCACCGCCGTGACCGCTTCGAGGCAACGTACGAGTGGATCAACATCATGAAGCAGAAGTTCGCTTCTTATGGAGATCCGGCGATCGCGGCCTTCGGTGATGCAGTGATCAAGAAGATCAACCGCCGCGCTGGCAACCAGTGTGTGAACGCGAAGGTGCAGGGTCTCGGTGGAGCGCTCGCCAAGCGGGCAATCATCCGCATGAAGCAGCGTATTGCTGAGCGCGCGTACCGCGCCCGGTTCTACCTGCTGGTCCATGACGAGTTGATCTACAGCGTGCCGCGTTCCCAGGTGATCGACTTCTGCGACGACTTCTATGACGTGATGATCGAAGACGCCGGCTTGATGAAGAACCTGAAGCTCGACTCTTCGCTGGCTGTGGGCAAGAGCATGCAGCCGTGGAACAAAGAGAAGTGTGCGAACGGCCAGGTTGAATTGATGGAAATGCAGAAGGGTCTGCCTTGCATCTCGGAAGACCGTTACGGCAAGCGTGCCACGCGTGAAGAGCGCCTGGCAATTCTCAACTACATCCTCGACGGTATGCCGGTCGAGACGCAGCAGGAAGAGGAAGCAACAGCATGAGCAACAAGATCGTACACAGCGAAGTTGATGTCTACATCGCCACAGCTGGTGGCTACAGATCACGCGAGGCTTTCGGCAGCAGACTGAACGATTCCCAAGCGCTGAAAGAGGGACTTCGAGAGATCGCGCGCCTCATGGCGGTCAACGGGGAGGGCGACGAAGCGGTGCGAATCGTCGCTGAGGCTAAGGCAGCAGTAGAAGAGGACCTGAAGGAGAAAGCATAAATGTACCGTTTCAACCGCCTCATGGCCGAGTGCCGCGCAACAACCAAGAAGAACGACAAGATCGAAGCTCTCACCAAGCTGGGCGCTAACGAAGACGAGTTCGCCAAGAAGATGCTGGTCGCAGCTCTGTCGCCGTTCGTGACGTATGGCGTGAAAGACTGCGACATGCCGTCGATCTTCAATGACGCTGATGTCGACGAGGGCGAGGAGTTTATCCAGCTGCTGCTGTCGCTCTCCACGCGCCAGAAGACCGGCAACGCGGCGAAGGTGGCGATCGTCCAGACGCTGACGCAATACACCGCCGAGACCGCCGAGAACCTGGCCTGCGTGCTGCGCAAGAACCTGCGCGTCGGCATCGGCGCGACCGAGATCAACAAGGTGTTCCCGAAGCTGATCCCGGTGTTCGACGTGATGCTGGCTGAGAAGTACGGCGACCACACGCCGACCTTCCCGGCTCAGATCGAATTCAAGATGGACGGCCAGCGCACGCCGATTTTCGTCTATCCCGGCCAGCCGGTGACAGGCTATTCGCGCGATGGTCTCGATCAGACGTACTGGATCGGGGGGCTGTTCGACGAGGAGTTGCAGCGCCTGCGCCAAGAACTGGTCGGTGACCAGGCGATGGTGATCGACGGCGAAGTGATGATCCATGTTGTTGACCCGACGAAGAAGCATCCCTCCTGGTCGGCCACGTCGAAGTCGAAGAAGGAGGGCGCTGACCGCTCCCAGCTGAAGTTCTACGCATACGACTTCCTCACGATGGTGGAGTGGGACCAGCAAGTCTGCCTGCGCCCGCAGTTCGAGCGCAGCTCCGCGCTCGACATCGCGCTGGAGAAGGTCAGCGCGGAAGAGGGGCCGGAGGGTCTGGAGTGGAACGGGCGCCTGCGCCCGAGCTACAAACAGATCGTCAACAACCGGGAAGAAGCAAAGGCGTTCTTCGACCTGGCGCTCTTGCAGGGCTTCGAAGGCTTCATGCTGAAGGATCTCAACGCCCCGTACGTCTGGGACCGCTCGCCATTCTGGCTGAAGGGCAAGCCTCTCGACACCGCCGAGGGCCGCATTGTCGCCGCGTACAACGGCAAGAAGAAGGGTAAGTACGAGCACGCTCTCGGTGGCTTCACGGTCGAGGGGACGCTCGAAGATGGCAGCACCTTTTGGGTTGATGTCGGCGGCGGCTACACCGACGCGCAACGCCACGAGTTCTGGGCAAAGCGCGAGGAGATGATGGGCTGGGTACTTGAGTGCGAGTACATGGAAAAAACTTCCGAAGGCTCGCTGCGCAACCCGGTGTTCGTGCGGTTCCGAACAGACAAAGTAGTGTGAGAACTATCAGCTAGTTCCCCATACTTTAAAGGTTCGATCTAGCTATAATCGCAGCACACCACCACCACGTAGTCAAAGAAAAAATGAAGCAAGTCTGGAAGGATGCAGAGGAAGAGTTCGCCTCTTTCTTTGCGCCTTTCGGCAAGCGCGCAGCAGTAGAGCGGCTTACCGACACGGCGCATGTGCGCGGCGCCACTGGCCTTCAACGAGCAATCAAGGATGCCCAACCAGCTGACTTCATCGTCACCTGGGATAAACGCATGTTCTACGCTGAAGTGAAGAGCACGGTTAAAGAGCCGTCCTTTCCCTTCAGCATGATCGCGAAGAACCAGTGGCGCGCAGCACGCAAGGCAGTAGCAGCAGGCGGGGACTACTACTTCTTCCTCCGACGCGAGTCGGTAGGTATCTGGTACGCAGTCCACGCGTCGCACATCATCGACAACACCACAAAGTCGATGAAGTGGGCAGAGATCGACCACCACCGTATCTCAGCTCATGTGCTGTTCTCACAACTTCTGGCCAAACAACATGACAATCAAATGCCTCGACTTCATGGTCGACCTGGAAACGACGGGCACTCGCTCTGACGAGAACGCGATCATCCAGATCGCCGCCGTTCGCTTTGACCTCGCATCCGGCGAGATCCATCCTGAGACCTTCGATCGCTGCCTGATCATGCCGCCCAAGCGTTACTTCGACGAAGAGACGCGCAGCTGGTGGCTCAAGGACAAGCGCGAGATCCTGTCCAGCATCATGCAACGTAGCGAGAACCCTGCGAAGGTTATGCAGGACTTCGTGACGTGGGCGCGCGCCGGTACGGACCCGTACAACGACACGCTGCGCCTCTGGGCCAAGCCGTCGCACTTCGAGTATCCGTTCATCGAAAGCTACTGCCGCCAGTTCGAAGTGCAGAACCCCTTCCACTTCCGTCAGACCAACGACATGAACTCGTGGATTCGTGGCCGCTACTGGCCGCAGCAACCGCCCGAGTTCGAGCGCCTGATCCCGTTCGTTGGCCCCGCACACAGTGCGCTCTTCGACGTGTTCCACCAGATCAAGGTGCTGTTCGCCGTGCGCGAGCATTCGACCAAGCATCCGTCTCTGCAAGCCGCAGGCGATGTCGTCGATGCCGCAGTCTGATCGAGTCCGCAAGTCGATCGAAGTAATCATCGCGGCAGTCATCACCGCCGCGGTGATTTTCGTCCTCAGCAAGATTTTCACTAGGTCGTGAACATGAAGATTATGGAGATTGCCGGCCTTCAGGTTGGCTTTATCGGCGACGTGCATCGTGGCCGCGCATTCCGCACGGGTGTCCCGCTCCACCGCCAGGGTGAGCGCGAAGCCTCGGTCGCGGAGCAGTTCCTCGCTGAACTGAGTGCCCCCGTCGATGTGAACATCTGCCTTGGTGACATCTTCGACACGTACGTGGTGCCACCCGAGATCGTCCTCGAAGTGGCGATGGCCTATCGCACAGCTGCGAAGCTGCGCCCTGACACGATCTTCGTGCTGGTCCGTGGCAACCATGACGCATCGCGCGACGCCGATAAAGCCAGCTCCTACGATCTTCTCCACCAGCTGCTGCTCGGCACGCAGAACGTGATCGTTTCGCTCGACAACACCGAGGTCATCGAACACGGCATCTTCCGTCTGGGCGTGTGCCCGTGGCATCCGTTCCGCAATTCGAACGAGATGGCGCGTGACCTTGGCGCAGATGGTTTCAAGGAGTTCGACCTCGTGGTCGGCCACTGGGACCGTGTGACGTTCGAAGAGAACCCGCACAACGCCGTGCCGCTGTTCGAGCTGCGCCCGTTCACCAAGCTGGTCGTGAGCGGCCACGACCACCGTCCGTTCGACGACACGACCAATGGCGTCCACGTCATCTTCCCCGGCTCGATGCAGCCGTATGCCCACGGCGAGAACGACGATGACGGCCGGTACGTCACGCTCACTCTCGACGAGCTGCGCGAGGCTGTCCAGCTCGACCCGGCCCAGTTCCACGACAAGGCGGTGCGCGTGCTGCTGAAGCCAGGCGAGGAAGTGGACTTCGAGATCGACGCGTGGGCAGTCACGAAGAAGCCGATCGCCGACAACGGCGAAGAGTTCGTGGACATCACCATGCAGACCGAGTCGTTCGACATGCAGGACATCCTGGCTCGATGCTTCACCAAGCACGGTGTCACTTCGGAAACAACCAGCTCGCTGCTGACGAAGTACCTCGAAAAGCGCAACGCAACGGTATAAGGGGAACGACATGCTGGAAAAACTGATCATCAAGAACGGCTATCGCCATCCGCACTCGGTCTTCAATTTTCAGGCCGGTCAAACGGCCATCACGGGCAAGAACGAATCGGGCAAGTCCGTGACGCTGGAAATGATCCTGTTCGCCCTGTGGGGTAGCCAGGCGCTGCGCGGCGCGGCCGAGGATTACAAGAAGCTCGATGTCGAGCAGACGTTCGAAGTGAAGGGTCGCCGCTACCGCGTCAACCGCACGATCCGCAACGCGAAGCTGGTCGAGCTGCTGGAGGGTAGCGAGCGCGACGTGGCGGTCGGCACGAAGCCGGTCAACCTGAAGATGAAGGAGATCTTCGGCTACGACTACAGCGTCTTCACGATGGCCAACGCCGTCATGCAGGGCGCCGTCGAGGCGCTGACGGACGCGAAGCCGACCGAGCGCAAGCGCATCGTCGACCAGACCATCGGGCTGTCGGTGCTGGACGATCTGATCAAGGAGTGCGGCGACACGGCGCTGAAGTTCGTGCGCCAGGCCGAGGGCATCTCCAGCGTCCTTCGCGAGCCAGTGCAGCCTGAAGTCCCGGAGAACTACGAAAGCAGCTCGACGCTGGAGCTGAAGCGGCAAGACGCTGTGCTGACGGCCACGGAGCTGAACCAGCTGCGCGGGATGGTCGCCAACAAGCCGGCCGAGCCGGAGGCGCCTGTGTGCGAAGTCGCCGAGACGGTGCTGACGTTGCAGAGCCTTCAGGACATCCGCGTGCAGCTGCTCGACGCCAAGCAGCTGGCTGAGAGCGCGCTGCGCGCGTCGAAGCGCGACAAGACGACTCTCGAGTCCGAGCTGCTGAAGATCCACGGCCAGCTGAACGGCGAGTCGCACGCCGTGCGCCAGCTGGCGCAAGCGCGCGAGCAGCTGGCGAACCTCAAGCTGCCCGAGATGACGACCGAGGCGATCGACGCGCACTTCGATCAGATCGAGAAGGCAAACCGCTGGCAGGCGAAGCAGAAGCTGCTGGCGCAGGGCCATCACGTCTGCCCGAAATGCACGCACACCTGGCCGCTCGCCAGCGAGGCGCTGGAAGCCTATGCGGACGCCATCGAGATCCAACCGTCGCAGTTCTCGGGGGGCTACCTGAATGCGCAGCGCGCCCTGCAAGCCAACGTCATCCAGAAGCGTTCGATCGAAGAGTCGATCCCCGAGCTGGAGGGCCAGGTCGCCGCGGAGAAGCACGAGCTGGAACAGCAGCTGGCCAACAAGGCGAAGGAGATCGAGTCGAAGGATGCCGAGATCACCAAGAGCGAAGCGGATCTCGCACAGCTGGTCGCGCTGCTCGAAGCGAACCCGGATCAATCCGAGCGCATCAAAGCGCGCCAGAAGTATGACGGCGCGCTGCTGACGCACGGCGCGCAGGTTGCGGCGTTCGAGTCGTTCTTCGCCCAGCTGAAGCAACGTGAGGAACGCATCGCCGAGCTGGAGCCTGTGGAGAGCCGCCTGAAGGCGCTGGAGGAGTCCCTGGTGGCCTCGCGTACCTACGAGCAGGCGCAAGGCTCGTATGAGGCCTCTGCGCGCGTCTACGCCGACGACAAGCTGAAGATGGAAGGGCTGCTTGAGCAGTCCGAGGACTGGTCAAAGGCCAAGGCAGCGATCGCCGAGGCGAAGGTCGTCATCAAGTCGTTCCTCGTGCCGTCGCTGAACAAGGTGGCATCGCTGCTGCTCAGCCAGATGACGGGCGGTGCGCGCAGCTCCATCGTGGTCGACGACGACTTCAACATCACCGTCGATGGCCAGCAGGCAACGACGCTGTCCGGTTCGGGCAAGGCCGTAGCAAACCTGGCTCTGCGGATCGGTCTGGGTCAGGTGCTGACCAATGGGGTGTTTTCCGTGTTCATGGCCGACGAGTTCGACGAGTCGATGGACGAAGAGCGGGCACGTTACACCGCCGAGTGCCTTCAGCGTTTGAAGGAGACCATCAAGCAAGTGATCGTCGTGACGCACAAGCGGCCGATCGCAGATCACATTTTCACGCTGCCCCTGAAGGAAGCGGCATGAAGTAAGGATCATGGAAAACATCAAGTCTCTACTGGATCAGAACTACCTCCCACCCGACATCGCTACGCTCCTCGACACCACCGTGGAGCGCGTCGTTCAAGTGATGCGCGAGCTACCGCTCGCTGGGTGGGGAGAACCTAAGCACTACTCCCACATCATCGCTCGACGCAACCGCGCCGAGCGGCGATGGCCCGATACGGATCTTGGACGATTGGCACTCTCCAAGATCAAGCACGACAGGGGGGAGTTGACGCTTATGCAGAAGATGGATGAAGGCTACCTAATCCAGTATGCCTTCCCCGTTGAGGAAGTCGTCGAGCGCCGGCTGTGGTTCACAGCGCCGCCCGAGACTTATTGACTTTTCACCACCACAACCACCACATCATGAACTTTCAGCAATATGTCCCTCTCGCTCTCCGCACAGAGAAGCCGTTGGCCACGGCCTCTCTGCGCCTTGAGCACGCCATTCTCGGTCTGACCACCGAGGGCGGCGAATTCACCACCACAGTGAAACGGGTTGCGATCTACGGTAAAGCGATCAGCCCCGAGTTCATCAAGCACATGCGCGAAGAACTGGGCGACACGCTCTGGTACGTTGCGATCGCGTGTGACGCTCTGGAGTACAGCATTCCGGAGTATCAGTATCTGTTCGATGACTTCGACGCATTGCCGCTCACGCAGAAGTTGAAGCTGGTTTCTTTCCGCTTGGCCATCGAGACCGGGTTCATTGCCTTCGGTCTTCCTAACCTGGGTGATGCGTCATCGAGAGAGTCCATTATGCGTGGGCTGCTCAACATCGTTTGTGCGGTGGCACACGCTTGCGATGCACTCGGTTTCAAGATCGAAGAGATCATGGACGAGAACATCGCCAAGCTGAAGGAACGCTTCCCGGATGCCTACTCGAACGCCGCTGCTGAGGCACGAGCAGACAAGGGCGGTCTGGACGCACGCAACTCCTAAAACGATAACCAGGCAGGGCCGTCACCACCGGCCCTGAACCGAAGATGAAACCTACTATTCTGGCCAAGGTAATCGAAGATTCGATCTCTCTTGCGGGTGTTCGATTCACGACCGTTCAGGTGCGCTATCCGCGCATCGTCCTAGCAGAACTCAACACGCATCGCGCACTGTCGAAGAACGCTGGTTCCTCACGCGCGAAGCCTGTTAAGACCATGCTTAAGCAGATCTGGAGCGACCCTGCCTGTCCGTCCGAGTGGGGTAGCAACCAACCCGGCATGCAAGCCGGCGCGCAGCTCACAGGCTTGCGTCTCTTCGGCGTGCAAGCACTCTGGCGCACGCACGCGAAGCTCTCCGCAGCGATCAGCTGGGGCATGATGAAGCTCGGCGCGCACAAGCAGATTGCCAACCGCGTCACCGAAGCACACCAGTATGTTGACGCGCTGCTCAGCGGCACGGACTGGGACAACTTCGATCTGCTGCGCTGCCACCCCGGCGCCGACCCGACGATGCGCGACCTCGCCATCGAGATCATGGTTGCCATCGAGCTGAGCGTTCCGCGCGTCCTGCGCGGGGGCGAATGGCATCTCCCGTATGTTCTCACCGATGAACGCGTGGGCTTGACGCTGGACGACCAGAAGAAGCTGTCTGTCGCCCGCTGCGCGCGGATCAGCTACACGCCGTTCGACGGCAACCCGTCCGTCGAGAAGGAGCGGGAACGCTACGACCGCCTCGTCGGAGCCCAGCCGATCCACGCCTCGCCGACCGAACACCAGGCAACGCCGACTGTCGGCGCCAACGAGCGCAACGGCAACCTGCGGGGCTGGAAGCAACACCGTCAGGAAGTCGAGGCCGTGTTGCCGACCTACTCGGGACCGCGTATGCGTCGCGACCTGACGCCGGCCGAGCTGAACACGTTCTTCAAGCAGCCGCTGTCGGCGCACCAGAAGGACGGTCTGCGTGCGCAGGTAGACGCGATGATGGCCAACGATCAGTACCCGCGTCAGGAGGCATGATGGCTGAGCGCAAACATAGCCACTACTTCAAAGACTGCCCATTCGAGCAGATCGACGTGTATCGCGTGCTGGATCTCTTCAACGTCGCTGATCCCTGCATCCAGCATGCTGTGAAGAAGCTGCTGGTCGCCGGGGGACGCGGTGCTGGAAAGGACATATCGCGCGACGTGCAGGAAGCGATCGACACACTCAACCGCTGGGTCGAGATGCGTGGCGAGGAAGATCCGACTACCAAGGCTGCGCTGCGATACCCACCGATTGATGTCTTAGCGCTCAGTTGAGCTGAGATCCCGCTTCGGCGGGATCTACCCAGTTTTACATAATAAAAGTTATCCACATTTGATTAGGTATCCTATGAAGAAGGTAGACGAGCGCGTGGCATTCGTCATCCGCTACAAGTTGCAGGATCTGATTGAGTACGCCGATGCGCAAGGCGTGAACTTCGAAGTCGTGCGCCAGCCGCAGCAACCGCTGGCCACGGGCAACCACAAGCCAGTCATTGAAGTCTGGCTCAAACGCGAACACACGAGGCCGCAATGAACCCGTTTCTTATCGGCTGGTACATCTACAACATCATGCTGAGCGGGCTGTACGCACCGCTCCGCGTTCCCACCAAGAAGGATCGTTCATGAAAGATCTGTTTATCGTCCTCGTGCTGGTCTGCGGGGCGGCGTTCGGCATCAAGAGCTGCACGGACAGCGACTGGTATCAGGAGTCGGAGCGGGCGCGCGCGAAGCAGGAAGCGGCCGAGCGCGAGCCGCACATCATCCGCAAGAAGGATGGTTGCGATGTCTACGCCTTCAAAGTCGGCGACACGAACCACTTCTTCACGAAGTGCCCGAACAGCACGGTCACGACCGATCGCCAGTTCGATGTCAAGTGCGGCAAGAACTGTCACCGCACTGAGACCGAGTCCATCGTCACGGAGACGCATTGATGCCGTGGATTCCACCAATGCGAAAGATCCCTCAGCGACCACCACCCAAGACCATGCGAACAGACGAAACGAAAAAGACCCTCTGGGACGGAACACCGCTGCTCCCGCCTATCGGAGCGCTCGTCCTGATCTCCCACGGGCGTGATGATCTCGACCATGTTTGCCGCGTGACGGGCTACGAAGTGAAGCCCGGTATGGACAGCAGAGACTCCCACCACCGCGTCTTTATCGACGTGGTGTATGAGGGAAGCGACACCAAGAACCAACGTTTGTTGTGCGACGTGCGGCCTCTCACGAAGGCCCGCTCGATCGCCCCACTGGAGAAGCAAGCATGACGCTCGGGAAAGGATACGTATCGGCGCCAGTCGTCGAATGGATTTACGAAAAGCCGCAGCATGGCGGGGCAAAGACGCTGCTGCTCACGATCGGCTGTATCGCAATCACGGGGACGTGGAGCGGGGAAGTCGGCGAGAACTACCTCGCGTGGGCCGCGCTGCCGAAGCGTGACAAGCAGAAGGAGAAGGAAGTGATCGCAGCGTATCGCGACAAGAAGGCTCGCCTCGCAGCGGGCTGCAAACCTGGGGGTTGCTCGGCCCTTGGCTGCGAAGGTGGCATCTACTGCTGGAATGCAGACGGCACGGCCAAGGTTGCTCCTTCGACCCCCATCCTCGACTTCATGAGAGGAGCCTCAGAATGATGACTCTACAGCAGTACTACCTCGTCAAGCTCGCAGAGGAGGCTGCGGAAGTCGCGCAGATCGCGCTGAAGGCCGCGCACTTCGGATTGAGCGAAGTTCAGCCGGGGACGATCCTGTCGAATGGCGAGCGAATCTGCGCCGAGCTGAATGACACACTGGCTATGGTTCAGCGCCTGGGTGATGTGTCTGAAGGGGCGTTCTTCTTCGACATCGGCCAGCCTGACCATGTGGCGATCAGCAAGAAGCTGGCGAAGGTCCAGCACTTCCTGGAGTATTCGCAGTCGCTGGGTCTCGTCGAGATTCCGGGAGAAACAACATGACCAGCAGATCTGAAGCAGCGGACGCCGCGCGCTTCCGCGCCCTGCTCAACCACTCGTGGGAGTTCGGCGCAAAGAACTTCGACGAGAACAACCAGCCTCGCCAACTCCGTATCGTCGCGAAGTCCACCGTGCTCACGAGCGACGCGATGCAGGACAAGATGCGTGATCTGTTCGACGGCTTCCTGACCACTGTGCCGAAGGTGCCGACATGAGCGAGAAACCGAAGGTGCGAATTACCACCGTCGCGCGCGTTCAGGTAACTGTCGAAGTCACGGTTGGTAGCTGGGGGCCAGAGTGCGAGATCTCCCAGGTGTACCGGCAGGGCGCGGAGAGCGCGATGGGGAGAATCCGTGCGGCGATTGGAAACAGCGGGCACGCCAGCAACATGAAGATCGTGGGGGTGGGCAAAGTGCTCGCAATCACTACAAGCCTTGAGAGCCAACTATGAAAAAACAATACCGACTCACCTACGCCGATGGCTACGAGATGAAGGTGGAGATTGATCATTCGATCTTGACCGAAGAGAAGCTGCACGAGCTGAACAACTTCTGGAGTAACGCGGAGAGCCGGTTGATCCGTTGCACGGTGCTCGACGCGGTTCTGAAGATGTTGTGTTCGACGTTCATGGCCGAGTCCGTCGAGAGGTTCGACCCGGTGGCAGCATTCAACAGCGGCGAGATCGAAGGCTGGCCACCGCTCGACGGGTCGTGGGGCATCAAGCTGCTCGACTACGATCCCTTCGAGTTCGAGAGCGACCTAGTCGACGTGCTGGAGATCACATCGTGAGCTACTGGGACAACGAGGGCTTTCCGAAGATGCCCTCCTTCTGGATGTCGCTCGGAATCGTCAGCAGGGCCGTCTTGCTGGGCTGGCTCACACGCACGGACTGGTACGACCTTCGCCGCTCGGTGCGAGAGGCCTTCAGCGCGCTGTGGTGGGCGTTCGTATGGTTCATCGTGTGGACCGTGATGATCGCCATCTGCCTGCTCGCGCCTGTGACGATCCCAGCCTACATGATCGTCGTGCGCCGGCAGCAGCGCCGCGTGATGATCAAGCATCGCAAGCAGTTCCTGCGGGATCAACTGCGCGTCGCCGTGAAAGGCTACAGCTGGGGCTAAGCCGCGAGCGCCGGCACAACGTGTCGGCGCTTCACTGTCACCATCTCGACGGTTACTTCGTACTCCGTCAGGAACCCAACCTTCACCAGTTCGTCGAACGCCCTCTTAAGCGTCGCACGGAAGTGCTTCAGCTCCTTCGCCCTACTTCCGCACAGTTTATGCAGTGTGGCTACCTTGTAGGGCACAGGCTCGCGGTGCGTGATGTAGAAGCTGTGCAGCCACTTGGCCATCGGGCTGAGCTTCAGCCGTGTCTGCCAGTCGATCAGCGTGTAGTCTTCCTTGCCGAACAGCGCGATGATCTTCGGGTCCATCGAGATGGTCCAGTGCGTGCTGGTCCCTTCCCCATCCTCGACATCGGCGTCCTCGCCCTCCCACGCCAAGGTCATGAGCAATGACCCAATGAAGCCGCGCTTCCCCGGCTCGGTCACTTCAAGGTCGCCCTTCTTCAGCCGTTTGAGCGATGCCCTCAAGCGCTTGTAGTCCTCTGCCGACCGCCCCCAACCCAGCACCTTCAGCACCGCATTGCCAGTGATCTCAATCCGCGAACCCAGCGGCAGGCCGCGCGCCAGGTGGACGAGCTGAAGGAACACATCCTGGTCGTCCTGCCGCAGCTCCTGGCCTGTGTACGTGACGCGGAAGTTCTGGAGCGACACGATCTCCTGGTCCTCGAACTTCGCCCGCACTTCCCGGTTGTTACCTGCGGTGAACAACGCGCAACGGGTGAGAGCATTCGGGAGCGCCCTCAACTTCTCCGACCAGAACTCAAGCTGAACCGGCGTCTTCAAAGCCTTCTTCTCCGCATCCTTTTGCAGATTAATGGCAATATCAACGGCGTTCTTCATGGTGTCATCTCCGGGTTGCAGAAGCGTAGCACGCAATTCCACACTTGAGATGTGGATAACTGTCGTGTTCTGAGCGACCGCTGTTGTCGGGGTTTGAGCGACGATCTTCGGGGTTTGGCCGACCGCTATCGGGGTCTGACCGACCGAACTTCGGGGTTAGAGCGACCAAAATTCGGGGTTAGAGCGACCGAGACAAATAAAAAAGCTGTTGAAAATCAGGAAGTTAATCCTTCTTTCAACAGCCCTTAATCCTTTCTAATCCTTTTTAATCGTTTACGTGGGCGGTCGCTCAAACCCCGAGCGGTCGCCCAAAAGGCCAATCACCCCTGCCCCACCCTTTTCCGCTTCGCCGCCTCGGCCCGCTCGAACTTCAGCAACGCCAGCTGCTTCCGAAGTGCTTCAGCGACCACGTCCTTCTGCTTCAGGCGAGTCAGCATGCAGAAGTCGCGCAGCTCGTAGAACAGGTCTGTCGGCACGCGGACGTTCAACGGGACACCCGGATCTGGCCGCTCTGCCTCCGTTGCTGCCCAGTCGGGAAAGACAGGCTGCTGAACGGCTTGTTCGGCAGGAACGGGGGTCTGCGCCGGCTGCTGCACGGCAACGGCGCCAGCGGCCCGCTGCGGCCCTTCCTGCGGCTTCGGAGCGGCTGCGGGAGCCTCCGGTGCAGCGGCTTCGGCCGCAGGCGCTGTAGCGCCGTTCTCGATCACGTCTTGGGCTTGTGCCAGGTCGGCCATCATCGCGGCGCCACGGGGTGTGCGAGCTTTCATTTTCCGAAGATCTCCAGGTACAGGTTTTTGATTTCGAGCGCGGCCAGCGGGTCGAACTCGCGGCCCGTCAGCTCATGCACGCCAAGCCCGCGGGCCATTGCAAATTTGAACGCGACGCGCGTGCCGACGCGGTCCTTCAGCAGAGGCACATGGGCCTTGAACTGTTCGAGGCCTTCGATCATTTCGTTGAGAATCCGCTTGCTGCCCGACGACTTGTTCAGCAGGATGCCGATCTTCAGCTTCCGTCTGAGCGACCGCTCCAGCTCGTCGACCACGCCCGCGAGCTTAGGCACGGTGTTCAGATCGGCCGGCGACGGCTCCAGCGGCACGACGATCCGGTCTGCGGCCACCATCGCGGCGCGGAAAAGGTCTGTGTCCTTGCCGCCCACGTCGATGAACACGTCGCTATATTCGCCCAGGAGCTTGTCCAGCTCGCGAGCAAACGCGTCACGCGGCTTTTCCCGCGCCTTTGGCTCTAGCGTCTTAACGTCCACCGTAGGCAGTTGAGGGTTGTCCTCGGCGCGCGTCTCACCCCAAACCACGCTGGTCCCCTGCCCGTCCAGGTCGAAGATCACACACTTGGACCTCAAGCCCGCCCGCACGGCGGCTACGCTCTGCGTTAGCGTGCTCTTCCCCGGCCCGCCCTTCTCGGCGGCTATCACGACGACACTCATGGTCACTTCCTCAACGTGGTGGATTGTTGCAAGAGGATAAGGGATCGAGCGAGACAGATCAACGTCGTGGATGACACTTGACTCGATTATATGCGACCTAGACAACAAACTAGCTAACTAGCTAGTCGCACGCCTAGTCGTACATAAGAAAAAGCCCGCACTTAGCGGGCTTGAAAAATAGGCTGAGTGACGCCTACGCGGGGTTAAAGCTGATGTTAAAGGTGCCATTAAAGTAAGACTTGCTGAGAGTCCCCGTTAAGGCTCCCGTTGCGCCTGCCGGCGTGGCTGCGTTGTACGCCGCGAAGATAGACTGCGATTCGCCAATGATGTAGCCGTTGTAGTTACCTGTGACTGCGGGCAGCTGTGTGTAACCACCGGGAGGCGTCCATCCGTTCGCCACCGTGCCTGAATAGTTGGACCCCGTGGCGGCAACCAGCAATTCGAACCCTGCGACCGCCCGCGTAAGCGTCGCGAAGGTTGTCGTGACGGAGTTGGCCTTAGCATTCGTGGGGTTTATCCCGCCGAACGGATTGCTTTGTGACACGCCCGACAGCTGGATGCACGCCACGCTGACGGCGTTGATGGTTGGACTACCGAACGAATAGCTTGCTGGCTCGCTTGCCGTCGCTATCTTGTAATAGCACGCCACCCAACCGTAGTTGTTGTGGCTTGAATACTGATACGACTTCCACAACGTCCAGCCAGCAGGCGCGATGGAGATCGCGGAGGACATGTCGTCGACCACCAGGTAGGCAAACAACAGGTTCCCCGCGACGATATTCGCGGGCGCCGGCAGGGTGGCGTACGCGTTACCGGCGTTGCCAGCGGTTGTGAGGGCATACGCGCTCGATGTCGAGACGAGCGCAATGCCGCCCCCACCGCTGGGCGGGGCGCGGTATCGGAACGGTGATGGGATCACGTCAGGTCTCCCAGCACGAGCCATGTGTCGGTGTCGACCTTCCACAGCGTCGCGGCGGAATACTGCGCGCGCAGCGTGAGCGACGAGCTGGTGCGCAGCGTCACGCCCGCCCCCGCGGCGATCGTGGTCTGCCCCGCGCCGAGCTGGCCGACGAGGATCATGGTGCCGATCGGGAAGGCCACGCTGGCGTTCGGCGGAACGGTCACCGTGTTCGCCGTGGCCACGTTCATCGGCACGCCCCCCTGATAGGCCGGGGAGGGCGCATCGGTCAATGCCAGTGTCTTCGACGCCGTGACGATCGAGCCGGGTAGCGGGACAGCTCCAGGGCCAGTAGCGCCGGTCGCACCCGTGTCGCCCTTCAAGCCCTGCGAACCGGTCGGCCCCGCCACCCCCTGCGCCCCCTGTGCTCCGGTGTCGCCCTTCACGCCCTGAACACCCTGGGTGCCTTGCGGCCCCTGGATGCCCTGCGCGCCCGCCGCGCCCGTGTCGCCCTTCAAGCCCTGCGGCCCCTGCGCGCCGGTATCGCCTTTGATACCCTGGGTGCCTTGCTGACCGGGGTCGCCCTGGTCACCCTTCGGCCCTTGGATACCCTGCGCACCTTGGGCGCCCGTGTCGCCTTTCTCGCCTTGGATACCCTGCGGCCCCTGCGCGCCAGTGTCGCCCTTCGCGCCATCCTGCCCAGCGATACCCTGTGGGCCGGCCACGCCCTGCGGGCCTTGAGGGCCAGGGCTTCCGTCCGTGCCGCTCCCAGCTGGTCCCATCGGGCCAATCGCCCCCTGTGCGCCGGGATCGCCCGTGTCGCCCTTCACGCCGGGAATGCCTTGTGGACCCTGCGCGCCGTCCGCGCCAGTGTCTCCCTTCAGTCCCTGTGGACCTTGCGGGCCTGCGTCGCCCTGATCACCCTTCGGCCCCTGCAAACCCTGCGGCCCAGTGTCGCCCTGCACTCCAGGAATGCCCTGCGGCCCCTGCGCGCCAGCGTCGCCTTTCTCACCCTGGATGCCCTGCGGCCCGTGATCACCGAGGTCGCCCTTCGGGCCAGCCACGCCCTGCGGACCTTCCGGACCCTGCTCACCTTGTGCGCCAGCTGGGCCGATACCGCCCACGTCGCCAGGATCTCCCTTCGGCCCCTGAAGACCGGGCGCGCGGATCTCGATCGTCTTCGTGAGTGGGTGTGCATCGACCTGATTCGACCCGCTCGGGGACAGCTCGACCTGTTGGTTGAGCTGCCGCACTTCAACGCTGTTGTGCAGCGTCGGATGGAGTTCGACCACATTGGTATCGCTCATTCGAGGCTCCACGTTCCCTTGAGCACTCGATCGACGAACGTACCGTTGATCAACTCGAAGCGATAGGTGCCACCTTCATCCGGGAGCGCTCCGGTCTCGACGGCCGTCAGCTCAAGCATGATCGAACCCTCAGCAGACAGCGTCACGCCGTCCGGAGATGTTTTCTTCAGGACTACTGCACCATTCACATCGAACAGCGTCAGCACCCCGACCATGTTGTCGAACTTGATCGGGTCCGACGCGATGTCGCGATAGATGATCGGCAGGCGAAACGTAGCGCCTTTCTCGATCGGAAGGTTGTAGCGGCCAGCTGGCATGATCCATTTCCTTGTAGACGCCCGGTGGTGGACGGGCGGTATTCGTTAAAACTTTTGAGGCTCGTCGTGCCCCAGCGGGTTCGGTTTGACGCGCGGCTGGTCGTCGACAAAAGGCAGTAGCTGCTGCCCGTTGCTCTTCGTCACAGTCATGCGATACCAGAGGCGCGTGCAGTCTCCGAACGGCGTCTCAACGTCTTCACCAGCAACGGTGGACACTGCGCGCACGACAGCAACGACCGGCATGTCCAACAGGAAGGGGTTGACCTCCCCGAGATCCGGCAGGCCGACGATCAGCTTCTCCTGTTGTGAACACAGCACTTCGACATACCCGCGTGCGAGACTCCGCGACGAGGGCGCGGTCGTAGCACTAGCCACGAGATCGACGTTCATCTTCGTGAGCGCTCGACCCGCTGGTTTCCCGGTCGGCTCGGTGAGGGCTTCGAGCTGCACCTTGCGCACTTGCATCGCGGCTTCGGCGACGCCGAGCGTCTGCACGACCTCAGCAGAGACCTTCGTGACCTGACGTGCTTCGGGCGTGGAGGCCTGGCTCGCCAGAACCTCCCGCTGCACCTTCGTGATGCGCTTGAGGGCGGTCGCCATTAGTCACCCACGCCGGCCTGCGCCGTGTTCACGTTTGCAGCCACCCAGACGTTGCCAGACGGGTCGCGGGGGAACGGCGTCTGTGAGAGCTTGTTGACACCGTTGGCGAGCAGCACGGACGCCCCGGTGCCTACCGTGCCGGCGAGCTTCACCTTCGGCAGAATGCTCAGCGACGTGGAGCCGGGGTTCTGTCCGAACAGGTTCAGGACGAGGGCGGTGATTGCGTTCGGCACGAAGGGCAGGGCGGGGAACTTGAACAGTTCCAGCTTGCCGGTGTTCGCCGCCGCGTCGCTCACGTAGCTGGCTGCGTTGTACGAGCCAGACACGAGACCGAAGTGCGTGCCTACCGCGCTCGGCGTGAAGTCGATGCTGTCGCCGTCAGCGTTCGGATCGAGTGTGACGATGCGCTGCGGCCCGATCGGGAACGTGGTGACATCGCTGGCCGGTGTGCCAGTCGCGTCCCACAGGATGAAGTCGTCGAACCACATGTGGGCGTTCGCGTTGTTCGGCGCACCGTTCCACACGTTGACGTTGCCGTTCAGCGACGTGACACCCGCCACAGCAGTCGCGCCCGTGTAGACGAGATCTTGAATGCCATCGACGTAGATCGTGCAGCTGCCGTTCGCAGCGTTCGACGAGATCTTCAGCTGGACCTCGACCCAGTGTTGCCGACCATCGAGCAGGTTCGCACGGCCCGCTGCTTGCAGCCCGAGGTTGTTCGAGCCGAGCAGACCCATGACGAGGTTGCCGCCGCCGTTGGCGGGGTTCAGATACAGCAGGCCTGCGAGCAGCGCACTCGCGCCGAGGTTGTTCGGCAGTGCGACGATCGGCTTGCCTGCGGTGATCGAGTCGTAGCTGTCGGTGGCGACGGCCTTGAAGTTGAAGCCGAAGTTGAAGACGGTTTCATACTTCACCTTCGTCGGGAACAGCGGCGTCGCGAGCGACTGGAGCGTCAGGCCCGCAGCGTGCAGCGAGCCGCCGCCGAAGCGGCCGGCTGTCGGGTCGAACGCCATCGAGCAAGCTGCCCACTTGAAGGTGACATCTGCGACAGTTGCGTAGCTGTCCATGCCATCGGTGAAAAGAATCGACATATATGCCTCGTTTAGCGGTGTGGTGTGCCGTCCGTCAGACCGCCGTGTCGCAGGAGTGCCCACACGTTGGAGCGGATCGCTGCGGCGACGGTCGTCTGCATCGGGTTGTTGGGAAGCGGATCGTCGAGATTGATCGTCGAGGACCAGCTCATGAAGCCTTCGGCCATGTTCGTGTCGAAGATGAACTGGCGAAGCGCATCGCCGTCTGGACCGTTCGAGCAGTAGTTCAACGACAGAACATCGAAGATGTGATCTCTGCGCAGCTCGCGCAACATCGTCTTGATGCCCTGGTTGAATTCGATCGAGTCCGGATCAGTGATCGGCGAGTAGATGCCAGTGTCGAAGTTGTAATCGACCAGCCAGCTCTCGAACATCACGTAGCTGCAAGACGAGATGATCTTCGGCAGCACGGTGAAGCCACGGTTAGAGCAGAAGAGGGCGTTAGGCCAGAGTGCTTTCAGGCTGTTGATCACGTCTGCCATTGCCTGCTGAAATTGCGCAGACGGGTACACGTCCACGGTATCAACCGTGTCCATGAAGAGGCCATCGCATTGCAGGCCTTTGCGCGTGTACGTCAGCAGCAGGTTCGAACCAGCGGTGAGTGCAGCGTGACCCGCATCGACGCCCGCGTTGGTCGGCAGCGTGAAGGCGCCCGTTACCTTGTCGTAGTTGTAGTCGAGGTTGAGCTTGTACGTGAACGTGCCATCCGCGCTGGTCAAGATCAGATCTTCAGCATCGTCGATCGGCCAGTCGTTCGCGCGGAAGGAGAACAGCGACGCACCGTATGCAGCGATCGTCTTCAGTTCGTTCGTGTGCTTCACAGGTGCGTTGAGCACCGTGGGTAGGTACTGCGTCTGGAGCTTCTGCTTCCATCGCGGCGCGAGCGGATTGACGAACGTCGAACCCCAGATACCGTTCTGGTCCGGGAAGTCTTCAGTCAACGCAAAGTCCTGGCCCCAGCCTACGTCCGGAGCCGTCCACTTCGGGCACTTCTTGTTGACCGGCGTGTACTTCGAGCAGCTGGAATTCGTGCAGGCCGACATGGCGTCACGCTGCCAGTTGTTCGCGCTCGTGAAGCCACCGCCGCACTTACCGCCTGCGCTTTGCGTCACGTAGCCGGCGCGTGAGTCGAACGTGCAGGCGAGGCTACAGCGCCCGCGACCTGTGAAGTATTCGGCGCGGCCGATCTGGCATTGCTTCAGCCCCTGCGTGCGTTGAAGATCAAGATTGCATTCATTCGGTTCGCCGAAGCCGTTGCCGCCCTTGTTGTAGTACGAGGCGTAGCCGCCCGTGCCTTGTCCATCATCGACATACGGGCCAAGGGGCGAGGTAGGGTTATAGATGTCCTGCAAGACGCCATCTTCCTCTCCGAAGGAGACGTAACCTAGAACCTTGATCCCTCTGCTTTGGAAGTCAGCGACTTCCTTTGCCGACACACCGTTCGGGTCAATCACGACGAGGTCGTAATCCGCCAGCAGGCTGTGCTTGCCAGACTGGTAGTAGACCGCGAAGGTGGGGAAGCGAGCGTAAGCGTTCGCTCCTTTGACGGTAGCGTTGTCGCGCGGCAGCGTCAGATCCTTCCGGCTCGGGTCAGGGTTCTGCCACTGCACACCAAGGATCGGATCGACCCACGAGTCCACTGCGAAGGGCGGGATACCGTTGAACGAGTAGTTCAGGAAAATCGTTTCGTTGACCTGGCTGTACATGTCAACGGATGTGCCCGCGATCTGCGTCATCACGAACGGCTTAGAGGCCGCAAGGAGAGACGTGATCACCACCGTCTTCAGACCAGCGGGAAGGCCGCTGATCGTCTGCACGGCTAGGAAGCCTCCACCGTTAGCGTCGTTCGATGTCAGCGTTCCGTAGTTGACGCCCGCGACTGTCACGCTGGCCGTGCCCCAGCCGAAGTCACGCATCAACGTGAAGTCGAGCGAGGTCGCGGCGGTGCTGAAGGAGATCGTCTTGTTCGCGCCGTTCGAGATCACACGCGTCGAGCCATCGGGTGTGGCTGTGTCCACCGACCAGGCTGACGAGTTCGGGCCGAAGGTCAGCACATTGCTGGTCATCAGATAGGCGAACGGCGTGCTCACCTGGACGGCGCCGGCAGGATCCCGGTACAGGCCCGAGAGGTACAGCGGGAAGGCCACGTTGTCGGCCTGCCCGGTGCCGTCGACCATGTAGTCGAGATCGAACTGCGTACCCGGTGCGATCGTGCCGATGGTGACCGGCGTCGGGAAGGCGCTGCCATCCTGCTTCGTCAGTGCGGCCGGCAGGCTCAGCGAGACGCTGAGCGCGTTCTGCGTGCCTTTGTTCGCCAGCGAGAAGCGGCCCTTGTTCTGGCCAGTGGCCTTCCAGCCGCTCAGCATCAACGGCTGCTTGTTGTAAGAGCGCACCTTGGCGCCGGCCAGCACGAAGAAGGCATCCGCACCGCTGTTGTTCGCGTAGACATCGACCTTGTGCAGACCGGGAGTCAGGCCGTCAGCAACCAGCACATCGAGGTACTGGTGCGCGCCGTCGCCGTTCAGGCCGGGGTAGGTCGCTGTATCGACATTGCTCGTGAGCGTATCGAGCGCGGTCTTCAGACCCATCGTGCTCGGCTTCTGGCCGTCGATGTAGATCGACGCGGAACCCCAGCCGTAGTCCAGCTCGATGCGCAGCACGAGCGCGGTGCCGTTGAAGTTCAACGTCGCCTTGCCTTTGGTCGCGTATAGGCGCGGCTCCTGCTGCGCGGCGTCCATCGTGTTGTCGCCTTCGTCCACCGCCCACGCGCCCTTGATGGTCGAGGAAGACCCCGGCATCGAGAACGTGTTCGCCTGGACGAAAGCGCTGGCCGGGAAGAACTGGTCGCGCAGGTTCGCCGGGTCCAGCCCCTGGTTGAAGGAGCCGGGATAGAGCTGGAGGAAGTCGTTGACTGAGTCCCACGGTGGTCGCATTTAAACCCCCGTCGAGACCGTGCGCAGCAGCGCGCCGGAGATCGTCGTGCTCGACGCCTGGTTATAGAACTTGAACACGAGCTTGTTCGTCGGGGCCAGTTTGTCCACCGTGAAGGGGCGGCTGTCGCGGTACGACGCGGCGAGCTGCGCGGCGCTCGCATAGATCACGGTGTCGATGCCGCCGCTGTCGCGTTCGCAGATCTCGACGCGGTACGGATCAGTCGTCTGCACGACGATTCGCAGCGACTGGAACATTACCGTGGGCTTGCCGAAGGAGGGCACAGAGCCAGTCATGTCCAGCTCGGCATGCGCGCCGGCTGCTACATCCGGGATCTGGTACGAGAACACGTCATAGAAGCTGTCGCCCTTCGGGCCGGCAGGACCAGCAGGCCCCGCTGCGCCGTCCACGCCCTTCGGCCCAGGATCGCCCGGTGCGCCGTCGAGGCCGCGGTCGCCGGTGTTCCCCCTCAGCGAGTAGCCAGCGGGCCACAGGCCGTTGGCTTTCGGGCCGTAGAAGTATCCGTTGTCGTCGTTCATGTACGAGTCGCCGTCGACACCGATGTCGTTCGACGGCGCACCGCTTCCATGTATGAGCTTTACTGGCATGTTGGAACCGAGATTGTTATAGACCGGCGCAATGACCAGCACGATAGGCTGGCCATCCGGGTTGACTGGCGCGACGGAGAGCGGGGTCGCGATGGTCATTTGCTGTCCTGGTTGAAAAGTTGCTCGATGACCTCGCGGTCATCCTTGACGATCACTTGGCAGGCTGCAAGCCGATGGACGACCCGGTCTGCTCGGTCGGCTTCACCGAGAAGAAACTCAGTAGCCGGAGCCGAAAGTTCGGCTCCTCCGGTGTCATCACGTCCGCTGCAGCTGGAGCCAGGCTGAACTTCGGTGTGGTCGGAGCCACAGCGGGCGGCGTTGTCCCGCAGGACGAGAGTGTGATTACGCACAGCAGCGAGATCACCAGCGTGTTGAATGTCTTGAGCATGGAGTTTGTCCTCGTATTGGGCCGACGCCGCAGCGACTGCTAGGCCCGATTGGGTTTGAGCGAAGAGGGCTTTCGCATCAGCCTTCTGCTGAGCGGCGATAAGCGCTGTCTTCTGCGCGTCGTCCTTCTCAGCGATCACTCCCTTGTAGTGATCAGCTGTGACGTACCAGGTCGCTGCGGCGGCGACGAGCGCTGCCGCCGCAGCGGCTATCAAGGTCAGGTTCATGGCTTCGCCTCCGGGAGCGTCTTCACGAAGTTGCGGAACATCAGGTCGATCAGCTTCGTGTTGCCGTAGCCGGCGATCGTGATAGCGAACGCTTCACGCGCCGAGTCCCATTGGAACGACTCGCACAGGAAGAAGACGAGCAGGCCGGCTGTGATCGACGACATCGAGTCCTTCAGCACTTCCAGCTTCCAGCGCGTGAGGTCCGCTGCACGAGACAGCTTCTGAAGGGTTGATGCGGCGCCGCCGATACTCGAAAGGATGATCGTGATGGCATAAGCCAGCACCGGGATGCTGGCGAGGTCTTGCCCGAAGGCTGATTGCGTGTGGGTGGCCGCGTATGCCGCTGCGGACCAGGTGAGCGCGAGCAGAAGCGCCCAGATTCTTATTGTTTGTTGCACGTCCGACCCCGTTCGAGTAGTAGATTGCGGAAGCTCAACAGCAATCCGAAGAAAGCCATCGAGCCGTACACCGCGAAGGCGTCGAGGGGGACGCTCTTATATGTTTGTTCAGCGATGAAGAGAAAAGAGGTAAAGGCGAAAGACACAACCGGATAAACCCAGTGTCTCCAACGAAGACCCCAATGAAAAACGTACCGCTCCGGCATGAGATCGTTCACGACGATGTCGATCAGCAGCAGTACGACAGCAGCAATCAGCATCGTGGTGTAGAACGCTCCACCACTCACGTCGCTGACCACAGCAACCCAGTTGTTCGAAAAGCAGACGAGGGCGACGACCAGCACTGCGTAGGTCGTGAAGCCCAGACGTGCTATGAAGTCACTCGTGCGCGGCATCAGTTCACTCCCAGCGCGGTGCGGGCGAGCGCGAGGTAATGCTCCCGGTCTGCGAGACCGTTCGTGCCGCCGTTGATCACCTTGGTCACTGCGACGAAGTCTTTCTTCGCCGCGAGGTTGTCGAGATGGTGGTTCCACCAGAAGGCTGCGGCACTCAGGCATGCGTTCGCCGGCTCTTCGAGCAGTTCCGGGTGGTTGATCAGGTCGAGGTCGAGCAGATGACCCATGAGCACATAGTTCGTATAGCCTGTGCATTGGATCAAGCCACGGCCCTTGTACAAGACGCCCCAGCCAGGTTGCGTGTTGCCGAGATCCTTGCGGCCTTCATACGCTTGACCGCTGGCCAGCTCCTTGAGCCATTGGCCTTCGCCAGACTCATGCGAGACTTGAGCCAGGAACTCGACGATCTCTTCAGGTGTGTCGATGCCGAAACGTGACATCGCGTTGTTCAGAAGCGGGGCGAACTGCACGCAGCGAGCTGACGGTGCGCGTGTCCAGATCTGCCGCAGCTGATCGGATGTGATGGCCATTGAAGCACTCTGTGGTGGTGGTGAGTGCCGAAATTTTATTGGCCACGAAAACCCAATACAAAGAGTTTCTTCGCACAGCAAACGAAAAGGGAACCGCTGCGGTTCCCTTTTGAACTGCTCTGCACCAGAGGGTGTTACGCGGGCAGCGCTTCGGCTACTGCGTACGCATACGCGGGGGCCGCGTCGGCCGGCAGTGCTACGGCGCCGCCTGTGGTGGCGGGTACTTTCGTGTAGCAGTCAAGCTGGCGTTGCTGGCTAAGGATCGTCTCGTTCAGAGCCTTGACCACGCGCTCGTGTTCTTCCTTGTCTAGCCCGTACAGATTCTGTTGCTGCGTCATGGCGACCAGCGTGTCGTCGAGCATCGACTGCGTCTTCGCGTGCGCGGCCAGCGTCTGTTGAAGCGCGGCCTGCGTCGAGAAGAGCGCGGCCTCAGCGTGCGCAACGCGGTCGCATTGTTCGTTGCGCTGACGCGTCAGTGCGTCGATCAGCGGTTGCGGGTCGAGGGCTTGTGGGGTGTCGTTCATTGCGGTTTGATCCAGATAGGGTTGCGGGTGGTGGTCCGCTTGGTGGTGATGGGGCCGAAGACATTGCGACGGTGCTCGGGCAAGTGCCCCGTCATCGGCTCGATGGTCTTCAGCGTGCAGCCGGTCAGCTCGAACAGGGCGGTGGCCAGGAACACCACGTTGTCGCTGTAGGCGCTCTCGCACGTCACGTCCCAGAGGTCGTCCTCCAGGAACATGCAGGAGCCTTTGCACAGCTGCACGACCGGGCAGCTCGAACAGTTCGAGCGTGTCGACCAGTGGCGCGACGACTCGAGTTTCACCGCGTCGATGCTCTCGATCGATCCGGCGCGGTGCGGCTTGCCGTTGGGCGCCACAGAGACAGCCGACACGTTCTGGCACGTCAGCACGTCGCCGTTGAGCGTGGTAGTGACCACGTCGCTGCGATCAGAGCCGCACTTCTGTCCGACCGACAGGCCGGGGCGGCTCGTCTCGATGGAGCGCGCGAAGTCGTGGATCTTTTCGGCGACGCTCGTGAAGTTCAGGGCGCGGCCCGTGCGCAGCTCGTCGAACGACTGCTGACGATAGGCGATGTGCGCGTGAAGGTCGAGCATCGACATGCCCTTGCCGCCCTCGTCGTAGGCATCGATCAGCATGCCCTCACCGATGGGCACGTTCTCGTCGCCGGTCAGCTTGATGAAGAACTCCTGCGCTGCGGCGCGCGATCGGTTGTCCTTATGCAGCATCGTGTTGAACGACATGCGCCCGAGCGGCGCGAGCCGGCGATACAGCGACAGGATCGCCTCCCGCGTCTGCGGGTCGTCGAGCGGATCGGGGCCACGCACCTTCTGGCCGGGGCCATCGTGCGAGAGGCCGATGTGGAAGCCGTTCGTGACCAGCCAGCTCACCTTGTTGGCGTCGAGCAGAGAGCCGTTCGTGATCATCTTCAGCGTGAGCGCCGGGTAGCGCATGCGCAAAGCCTCCACCAGTGGGACAAGAGTTTTCCAGTAGACCAGCGGCTCGCCACCCCAGATCTCGACCTCCGCGTCGTCGGCCAGCGTGACGGACCAGGTGAGGCGCGACATGAAGTGATCGACGGAGTAGGGGCCGGTGGCGTCCGCGTGCGGCACGAAGCGCTGCGAGCAGTATTCGCAGCTGTAGTTGCACGACAGCCCGAGCTGGATCTTCAGCGTGCGGATCAGCGCGTCCTTGCCGCCCGGTGGCTTGGCAGGAACATATGGGTGGTCGCCGGTCTTGCTGACGAGCGAGCGGCCAGTGCTCGCGTCGGTCAGCTGACTCGACATGTTGTTGTACAAAAAACTACGCTCGACGCCGCGGGCGTCGAGCGCTTTGAGAACGAACGAAGTCATGGGGCTGTGGTGGTGAGATAGGTTTTTTGCCGCTCACGTAGTGCGTTTTTGAACGCAATTACATCAGCGACAACTACCCCGGTATCCTTCAGTTTCAGCACGCCAGCGTCAAGGAGTTTTTGGCGGTACTCGTCGGGGATCAGCGCGGCTACCCACTGCGTCAGCAGATCCACCTGGGCTTCGAGCGCGGCGAGCGAGTCGTTGGTCTTCGTGTCTTTCAGCAGCTTGTGCTTCGCATGCCAGCGGTCGATCGTCGGAGCCAGCTCGGGCATGACGCGTTTGAGCAGCATGTCACCAGAATCCGCAGACTTGTCTTCCTG